ATAATGTCTGGTTTGGCTAGAAATGGTTTGTTGAACTTTCCTATGATGGGTGCTGGAAGAGTTGTAGCTCCTACAATTATAAAATCTATTGACGAAACTGCTGGTACTAAAACAGCAGTAAACGCTGTAAGGCAAACATTAGATAGGTTCCAAGCTCCTTTAATATCTGGTGCTGTTGCATCTGGTGTAAGAACAGAGACTAGAGAAGATGCACCAGCTGAAAATACTGGCATACAACAAATGCCACAATCGATGATAGAAAACCTACAAGGTTCTATCAACAACTTTCAGATGCCACAAGTACAAGGTAATATGTTTGAAGCTCCACAACCCACACTAGCTCCACAACAAATGATGTCTCCTACTATCCTTCCTAACGAAGACGATAGAGAGATTGCTATGAGGAAACAGATGGGTATTGCTGGCTTAGTCTAAAGACTCAGTACCTTTAATCATTGCCCCTTCAACCTCGAAATCCATGTCATATCCCATGGTAGTTTGCCCATCTATCTCTATCTCTAGGTTCCTAGAGATTAGCCTTAGAAGAGCTGTCTGGTGGTGCAATGTTAATCTACTGTAAAGTTCTATAACCTCTGGTGCTTCTACCACAGGCTTATAACTTTGAGGTACTGGTTTCTTAGTCATAATGCTTTTGAAAAACATTAGACTACTGCTGTGTTCAAGCGTTTATGCTCTTTCTCAATAAGGACCTTGAGCTGGTCTATCTTTGACCTGTGCTCTTGGTTACATATATCTTGAAGTAAGTCATAAGTCTTAACGTCTACAGCCAAACTTTTTCTCTGTTTACTATCATCTATTAATGCTTGATTTTCCATGTGGGTAATTCTACTAATATTTGCAACAAATTACAAATATATATTTTATATTGTATGTTAAACTACAAAACCATGTATAAGTTGAAGAATTACCTACTAAGTATGCAATCTCATTGGATGGTCAACCAAACCACTTACAACGCTGTGCAAGACACTTTGCCTTTGATAGCTAAGTACAGAGCTGGAGATGGTGTGGACAACATGGGCAAAACTCCTGTACATAAGGTGGTTAAAAAGATATTCCCTGATGTTTACAGAGTACCTTTGTTTAGAAGACACTTCTGTAAGTTGTTGGTCAAAGAGATCGAGCTGATGAAGAAAGAAATAGGGTTTGTAGGTAACGATGCAGAAGACGAGCTCAGACAGATACCTGAGATTGTGTTGCGAGAGCAAGTGCCTGAGCTGTACAGGAACATGTGGTTTGTCACACAAACTGTGCTCAACCCAATCTTCAATGCTATATGGCAACGTGACTGTAAAGACCCCACCACGATACAGATAGCCAACTACAACCTGAAAGATAAGAAGCAAGGTGCATGGCATCATGACGAGAGTGCTGAGATCAGTGTGGTTGTTCCTTTGAACACTGGCTCCTATGAAGGAGGTGGCACTGAATTTCATAATCATGGTGTGCTCAATCCTTTGCCCAGTGGTCACGCTCTAATCTTTCCTAGCTTTACTAACCTACACAGAGGTCTGCCAGTACAAGGTGGAGATCGTTACTTGTTGGTGTTCTGGTTATGCGACAAGCAAAGGTCAGTAGATTTGTACGAATCTATACCTTAAATTAATTAATATTTCTTTGTGCAAATACTTGCACATTTGTACACATATGTTATTATAGACATGTGAGATTAATAACAAAGGAGAAAAAATGAAAAGAGTATATAGAGAGTATAAAGGTGTCGAAATAACATGTGTAAGAACCCCTTTAAGTATGGATAGTGATTACTACAACAGCATGTATCACTTCAGACTAAATGGTAAATTAAATGTTACTCATAAACTTAAAGATGCCAAAACTAGAATTGACAGAAAACTAAAGGAGGTGGCGTAAGCCACCCCTCTTATTGGAGAAAATTATGAAATTAGAATTAATAAAAGAAATAGGTGCACCATCAGTAGGTGGCAAATGGGGTTACAAATACAAAGGTTATTACATAATTCCACAAGAAAAAGGCAGAACAGGAAAAAAATATTATGCTTTTTACACACCTAATTTTAGACCCATAGAGCTTTATGGAGATAGGTACGAATATACAACCTTAGACTATGCCAAGACATTCATAACTTGGAGAATCGAAGATGCTATAACTTCTTTTGAAGAAGGGGAGCATAAAGCATATCTTGATAGGTTCAACACAGAGGAGGTGGCGTAAGCCACCCCTCTCACTGGAGAAGATTATGAAAAGCTGGTTTATAACCATATTGATATTTGTAATGTTGGGCTTTGTGGGTGCTATGGATTACCAAGATGAGCTCTTAGCTCAACAGCATTACACTGACATGGTGTGTGCTGGTCACTACCCAGACTACAAAGAACTAAAGCCTAGCTGTAACTAATACAAGTCTCCTAGCTCTATGGTTTGGGTTCCTTCTAAGCCATAGGGCACAAACTTATCTTCTTCTTTACATCTGAGTAACAAAGACAAAGCCTGTTGGTTCTTAGCTCTAGCATACTCCATAGCTTCATCAGACAAGGTATAAACCACATAAGGATAAGGATGAGTCTTCTCTTGTGCTAAGAAGTTAAACTTACCAGCTGGCATACCCAATGACCTACAGGCATCAACATATAGAGCTGCTTGCATGTGATAATTGAAAGCGTTGATGGCTTGCTTGAAACCTCTGAAAGAAGCATCTCTACAAGTCTTTAAATCCCACACATCTACATTGTCATACCAATCCATCCTACATTTGAATGGATGTCCATGATAAGTAAACATCAATGTGCACTCGACCTTGTGGTCTTCTTTAGGTATGTATTCTTTGACCAGCTCTCTTCTCTCCATGCACAGATCGTACAGGTCTTGGCTGATAGGTGTTCTGTTACCAACAGTAGCTAAGAAGTCTTCATACTCAGCCTTACCTACCTTGGTTCTTCTGTCTATGTTGGGCTGTATGACAAACTCCTCGTCAAACTTGTGGTGTTCTAAGAACACTGTGTGTTGCACTCTGCCTTCCAGCAAAGCTGGAGAGGGCGTTAACCCTTTCTTGTTCTTCCATGTATATGGACACTTAATCACACTGGTTAGATCGTGTGACCTGTATGCTGGTATTGAGTCATACTGCTCATAGGGTATGTCTTCATATAAACCTTCTTTAAACTCCATCTTTCGCTCCTTTCATTTGTTCTTCTGTTACGTCAAAGCAATTCATATTGCCAGCTACTGTCCTTCTCTCTCCTGAACCAAAGAAAGGGTAAACTGCATGTTGCATCCAAGATGGAAACAATAACAACTTACCCTCCTCTGGTTTCACATATCGAGACTGTGAAGGTCTTAACCTTTCTGGGTCAGAAGTCTGGTTAAGACCATATGTGAAATTGATATACCCATCTATCACACCAGATGAGTTGTATAAATTGTAATCCTCGACTTCTTTTCCATCTGCTGTCTTACCTATCTGCTCTGGCACTTTTGTCCAAGTGGTAAAGCTAATACCCATAGGTGAAGCTGTGAGGTGGTCGTGGATTGGATTGTAGTCACCCTCATAAGAGTGAACTGACCAAAGTTTATCTGTCACGACTTGCTTAGGTCTTATCATGGTTCCTGTCTGTTCTACAAAGTGTCTGAGATAAGCTACCCCTAGGTTCTCAACCATAGCTCTAAAGTCTTTGAGCTCGTCACATTCAAAATCCATAGACAGTTGCTCACCTTGATGTATTTGTCCTACCAGATCGCCACTGAGAGACTTTCTGTTAGGGTCTTGCAGTTCTTTGTCTAAGTAGGTGTTAAGTGTCTGTATGGTGTCTGTAGATAGCTTGTGTTCCATCATGATTGCAGATGGTAAGTTATAGATGTCGTACTCTAAGCTAGTCAATGAAGTTCCTTGCTTCTTCTATCAGTTGCTTGTCTAAAGATTCCAACTCTTTTATGAGCTTATCTATATAGAACTGATGTTTCTTTAAGTCTTCTATTTCTTTGTCCTTGTACTTGAACCTATGCAGATATTTGATGGCTGTGCCCTCTAAATAGTATCTAAAGTTGTCGCCCAGTTGTTGTTTAATGTAGTCAATGCACTCAACCTCACCTTGGTTCACATAGTGAGGTGGTTGGTTAACCATGTCTGGATTGTCCATACTGCTCCTGAAGGGTGTGGGTGGATTTGTCTTGTTGTGTGAGATTAGAGAAAAACACCACCCACTGAAACTTAAATTAAAAGGGTATGCTGTCGTCACCCTCAGCATCTGCCTGAAAATCAGCTAGACCTTTAGGTTCTTCCTCTACCACTTCTGCTTCTTCTACTGAGGCATTGCTATCTTTCTTAGCTGCCTTTAACTCAAAGCTATCTTCAATGTCTTTTTGTTGCCACTCAGGTAGTGTATCAAAAATATCACACATAGC